ATGCAACCGGACGAGATGAAGACGCTGCGCAAGGCGATCGGCGCGACCCAGGCAGAGATGGCCGACGCGATCGGCCTGTCGCGGGTCCACTATGGTCTGATGGAGCGCGGGCAGCAGCCCATAGAGAAGCGGACCGGGATGGCGGTGCGCTATCTGGCGGAGCATCCGGAGGCGATGCTGGCGGAGCGTTAAAACACCCTCAGGAACTTCGGCCGCGCCCGCTCCACCGCCTCGCGATCGAGGTCGGCGAGTTTCATGACTTGTCCTTGTCGATCGGCGGCGACGCCTCGGCCTGTTTCTGCAGGATGTCGGCGTTGCGATCGGCCAGCTCGCCGCCGCTCTTGGTGGCCTGGTACGCCCAGCCGACCGGGCCATTGACCCAGCCGGTGATAACGACGGCGGTGGCGAGGATCAGGAACGCATCCTCGTGCAACAGCGCCTTGTCGAACTTGATCAGCGCGAAGATCACGAGCGTCAGCGTGAAGCACCCCAAACCGATCCACCCCCGCGCGTCGAGCGGCGCGACGATCTTGATGACGATCGGCGACTTCACCGCGGCAACCCCGCGCTATACGGCGGCCCGCCCGTCGGCGTCCGCAGCACCGATCGCCGCGCGCGGCCGTCGCGATAGCTGGCATGGATCCAGCCCGCATTCGGATCCTCGGGCCGCCACGCCTCGAGGATCAGCTGGTCGAACACCAGGTTCGCGACGATCCACCGCGCGACGTCCAGATTCGCCACCCCCGTCACCTCGAAATCCGCCGCCTCACCGGCCGCATGCTGGCTGCCGACCGAGAAGACGCGGAAGCCGCTGGTGATCCGCACCGGACCCCACCGCGCACGCACCGGCTCCAGGATACGCTCGCACAGCAGCACCATCGCCAGCAGCTGCTCGGGTGACGGATGATTGCGCAGCCCGCGCGCCTCGGCCGTCGCGCTCTTCAGCATCTCGCCCAGCGTGAAATGCGGCGACAGCTCGACATTGAGCAGCGATGCGTCGTTGCGCAGCGCCTGCAGCAGCGCGCTCGCCGATCGCCACCCCCACACGCCATCGGCCACCAGGCCCAGCCGCGCCTGCACCTCTTTCAACGTCATCCCTCGCCTCCCTGCGGACCTGCCATCTTGGAGAAGAAGCCGAGCGCGCGCCGGCCGAGCAGCATGTCCTCAAGCTCGCGCTGGCGTAATTCGAGTGCGGTGATCTTGCCCTCGCAGCGCCGCTCGTCTTCGGCCGCGCGCTGCTCGACCTTGTCGAGGCGATCCTTGACCGCGCGATAGGCCGTGCGAATCGCGAAGCCGTAGCCGGTGGCACAGCCCATGCCGAAGGCGACACAGAGCAGCCCGCCCATCTCGCCCGTGAATTGCGCGATGTTGATCATCACGCGGCGACCAGATAGTCGTTCAGCGACGGGTTGAAATAGGGCTGTACCGGAATCGAGACCTCACCCGCGAACAGCCCGCGCACCATACTTGCCTTGTTCGCCATGTCCGCATTCGTCGCGGCGTCGTCGGAGGGATTGAACGGGTTTTTGCCATAAGGGCCGCCAACATAGGCCGACCCGGTGAAGCTATTTGTCGCGAACGCAAAGTCGATGCTCTGCTGCGTGCCCGCCACCGCGTTGATCGTGACGCCCGTAGGTGCAACCAGCGATGCGAACGTGCTAGCGGTGGAGAATCTCATGCCGCCGCCAAAAATGCCGGCATATCCCGTGTTGGCCACCTCCAGCCCGGACGCGCCGTTGAGATCGTAGATCACCCTGATAAGCTGATTACTGAGCTTAACAGTGCTGGCCATCGACGGCCCGTTCCTGTCGTTAACCACAAGCCCGCGCGCCTTCATTACGGCAAACATCATGCGGCGCACCATTTCCGCTGCACCGGGTGCGCCGATGTCATCGGGGCCAAGGTGGAGGCTATCCGCCACGCCGTGCTGCAGGTCCATGCACCAGCCGCCCACGACGTATCGCGACGATCCCTGGCATACGTCCCATTGTGTACGCCGCATCGCCTGTACTGATGCATCGGTTCCCGCAGACGAACCCCAGCACGCGCCGATCGGGCGCATGACGACTTTTATCGCGTGCCCAAGGTAGGTCTCAATATCGTCATAGATGCCGTTTAGCGTGGCCTTGTAGGCATCACCGGATGTCCCCGACAATGCGTCGTTCTCGCCATCGACATGACAGACCGAAAGGGCGTGGCCACCCCCGTGCGTGATGCCGTCCAGGATGCCGAGGTGGGTGGCAGTGCCAACACCTCGCGCCGCGATCAATGACCCAGACAATCCGCCGCAAATAAAAGATACGGCGCGACCGGTCACCGCCGCGATCGTCGCATAGCCCATTGCCAGCGGCGTGTTGGCCGAGAGCGGATATTGATAGCGCGCATTTTGCGCGACCGTGCCAAACGCATCGATTCTGAACGCGAGTCCTTCTGTCGGTTTGGAAATACCCAACGTTGTCGTGATCGAGTTCCAGAGCCGCTGTGCGTTGCTCTGCCCGTTGAAAATAATCACCTCGCCGACATGGACCGCTGGACCATAGGCCTTGCCTTGCGCAACCGCCCCGATCTGGTTGACCAGGCCATTGCGCTGGATCTCGACATGATAGGCGCCGGTCCCCAACGACGCCGCCACCGTCAGCGCCGTCGCATCCCCGTCTGCACCCACGAACGATGTAGCGGCGACCTCGTCATGGCCGGCCACCGGCAGGCCTGTCGCGTGATCGATGATCGAATAGGTCAGCGCGTTCAAGGCGCCGCCATATTCGACCGTCAGCCGGAAGATCGTCGTCCCGTCTGGCTCGATCTGGACGACGCGCGCCGGCGCATACAGCCTGGTCCACGCCTCGGTGTCGCGGTCTGCGACCGTGATCGAGTCCGCCATGCCGACGTCGATCGACCCGAGATACCCGAATTTCCCGGTCAACGCCCACCCATTGCCGCTGATCACGGCGTCGTCGCGGCATCGCCGGCCATTGAGGTACAATTCAACATAGTCGACCCCGCTCGCGTTGTGGAACCCCAGCGCGATCGTGTCGCCGTTGAACCCGACAGCGCCCAGCGCCTGGATTGTCGGGTTCCCGCCGACAGCCCCGTCATATCCGCTCAGCGTTATATTGCCGCTCTCGCCCGTTCGCGCGCATACGGCGCGGAGGCCCTCGAATTTGGTCCCCGGGGCCGCGGCATCAAAAGCAACGTGGTAGACCGGATAAGACGTCGTCGTCGGCAGGATCGCGAACACCTGACTGACATACGAATAAACACTGCCGGCAGTCATGTGGCCGAAATTATTGGCAGTTCCCCCGTTCTTGCCGAGCTTGCCGGATACCGTCGTCAGGCAGGTCGGCACCACCGTGATGCCCGGCCCCGCATCCACCGTCCAGAGCGACCCGTCCGACAGCGCGCGACCATGAAGGTTTCCGTCGCCCGTGAAATCGTCGGTCACCGGCGCGACCTGGGCGACGTGCGGGAGTCCCGCCTGCTCTTCCAGGAGGATCATGCGGGCGTAGATCTTGCCGAGTTGAGCGGCGAGCACGCCCTTGGCTGCCGATGCCTCGTCGACCTCAGCCTGCGTCGCCGGCACCGGCACCGAATCTGCCGCGTCCTGCGCGTCTGCCGCGAATCCCTCGGCCGCCGCCTCTGACCCTGCCGCTGCCGCCGCCGCAGCCTCGGCATCCGCGACCTTGCCGTCGAGCACCGTGATGTCGGCACTGGTCAGCCCCGGCCCCCGCAAGCCCGCGATCGTCCCACGCTTCACAACTCGAAAGTCCGTCATGCTACCACCCCCGGCGAGACATTGAAGTCGCCGATCCACAGCGAATCGCGCTGCAGATCGGCATAAACGGCCATGATTTCGTAGGCGAAACGCTGTGGGGCACCGGCCTCCGGCTGGTTCTGCCCCGGCAACGCCGCGATCGCCGCCTTCGCGATTACCGGCTCCAGCGTCAGCGTCCGCCACAGCGGGTCGGCCGCCGTGGGCGTGGCCGCATCCTCGAAGTCGACACTGGTATCGGCCGCCAGCGCTGCCCCCGCCGCGCCGCCATATAGCCGGATTTCCATCTTGATGGTGGCACCGGTCAGCGGCAGCTCCGCGCCGGAATATTCGGTATAAAGCACGCCCGCGAAGTCGCGATTGCGCGCGGCCTCGAGCGATTGATTGATTGCCATGTACGGCCTCCCATCAGGACTTGAATTCGATTATCGGCATCGACAACGTGACGTTGTCGGTCAGGCTGTCCGTCGTGCGGTTGCCGGTCAGCGTCGGCAAAGCGCTGGCATAGCTTGACGATTTTGCCTGCCCATTCGCCGCGATCGCGTTCGAAAACGTCGTCGCGCCAAACAGTGACGGCCCATCGCCGGTTGCTGTCGGCGCCGAATAAAATGCCACCGTGCCGTTGTCGCAAATCGTTCCGAACCAATACCAGCCCGCCGCCAACGCGATCGAGACGCCGGTCTCGGTGACCCCCGTCGCCACCGCCGTACTCAGCGCGGCGGACGTGTAGAGCGGCGCCCCGGTCGGCCACCCCGTCGTCGGGTCCATCGCATAGACGAAGATCTTGAAATTGCCGCCGGCAGCCAAGGTCGAAACCCGGGCGCCGAAAGCATTGGCCGTGATGTCGCGCCGGACATAGCCCGGAAACATCTTCATCGTATCGACGCCAGGCGCGACGACACTGGCGCTGATCGTGCCGCCAACGCCCATCGGCTGGAGCCATTGTCCACTCGGCAGCGGCGCCGAGTGAACAATCTCCGTCGCGGTCAGCAGTGCCGCCCCGCCCAGCCCCAGCGTCGTCCGCGCCGCCGCGGCGTTCGCATCATCCAGCAGCGTGCGCGCGAAGGCGGTCAAGTCAGTCAGTGCGCCCGAGCTGCCGCCAGTGAAATAGCCCAACTTGTCAGCTGCCGGCGTCAAGGCGCCCAGGGCGCCTAACGCCGCCGTATAGGCGGGCACGTCGCTGCCAATCGCCAGCCCCAGATTGGTCCGCGCCGCCGACGCACTGGCGATATCGGAGAGATTGTTCGCAGCCAGCAACGCCCCGGCGAGATTATGCTCGAGCACGGTCCATGACGTGCCGACCGCCGCCTGCGTCCCGCCGGCATTGTCCGCCAGCGCGACATAGACATCGCCGATATCGACCGACACGCCCGATGCGCCGCCGATCTTGCCGGCCGCGCTGACGACGAGCGCGTCACCCTTCAGCGCGCTCGGGTAATTCGGATTGCCCGAGCAATTCGTCGTGCCCTGAAATTCGAGCAATCCGGTCACCGCCGCCGCGATGGCGGTTTTGACCGCTTTCTGCGTCGCGATCTTCGCATCGCTGTTCGCAGCGAGCGTGCCGTCGGTGTCGATGTCGAGCGGTGCCGCGCTGCCGAGCGTGCCGGCGATATAGGCGGTCAGCGCCGACAGCAGGAAATGCACGTCATCCGTGCCCTGCGCCCCGATCAACCGGTCGGTGCCGCTCAGTGGCCCCGCCGGGTCCGCCGTCGCTGCGGTCAAATCAGCCATGCGTCACCCCTGCAAAATCCATTGTCCACCTCCCATCGTCAGCCATCGGCCGCCGCCGATGGTCGCCCACCGCCCGCCCGCCCCGCCGCCGCCGTCCGTCGTCACCGGGCCCAGCACCAGCCGGTCGCCGCGCTCGCCGCTCACCCGATAGGATACCGCCCCGAAATAGCTGGTGCCCGCCAGCACCCCGGTCACCTCGTGCCGCACCGTCGATCGCGCGGCGGTTGTCGCGAGCGTCCAGACACTGTCGTCGTCGGCGTCCGGCGCCGACGTCGCCGCCGCATATTCGAAGATGATCGCCTCGGCATAATCATCGTCGACCGCGCCGGCGAAGATCAGCGCCAGCACCTCGGCCCCGTCGCCGGCGATCGTCTCCGCTGTCAGCGCCCACGCCCCCGGATCGGGCGCGCCGATCTCCGGCGGTCTCACCGGGCTGACCACCACGCTCAGATCGTCGAGCTCGTCGACCTCGGCGTCCCAATCGGCGAAATCCTCGGACACCTCGCGCAAGGTCAGCGTGTTGCGCCAGTCGGGTCCCAGCGCGTCGCTCTCGATCCGGAACAGCGCCGTGCCGCCGTAGCGCGCCGAATCCCATTGCAGCCAGTCGCCATGCTCGGCGCCGGCGAACCGCGGCGGCAGCGTGATCGTGCGCCGCTTCCACAGCCTCCCCAGCCGCCGCTTCTGCTCGCCGATCCGCTGCGCCTGCGTGCCGCTGGTGACCAGGTCGAGCGCCGGCGTCGATTCGCGCGGGCCTTCGTCGGCGATCACGTCGTCCGTGTCGCGCCGCACCGGCGCGCCATGATCCTTGTACTTCTGCGTCGGCTCAACATAGCGGACCGCGACCGTGTTGACCCACTCGCTATCTGTCCGCACCGGCAGGTCGCGGCGCTTCACCGCCGTGCCCGTCACCAGATCGTCGTCGGTGATGAACCACACCGGCGCCTTGGCCTGCCCGGGTTCGATCTCGACGCTGCCTTCGCGCTCGACGATCGTCCCGCCGCACGCCGCCTCGAACATCTGCTCGATTTCGATATAGGGCTGGCTCGCCGTGAACGTCCCGTTCGCGCGATAGCGCGGCTCGGTCCCGCCCGCCTTCAACGCCACCGGCTCGTCGCAGACATTCGCCGGCACGAACACATTCTCGGGCGGCGCCTCCACCGCGGTCAGCCCGCGGCCGAGCAGCAGCATCTCGGGCTGGTCGACCAGGTCACCCGCATAGAGCCCGCGCACCCACGTATAGCGCGCATCGATCAGATTGTCGGACCATTCGCGCGTGTCCGGAACGTCCCAGCGATGCGCGCCGCTGCCGCCGACCGTCGTGTCGTCGCGCGCCGAATAACAGAGCATGCCCTTGACCACCCACAGGAATTGCGGGCGGCCATTGGTCCACACCGGCGATTTCGCGTCGCTCTTGTCGGCCTTGTACGCCACCACGACATAGCTGACCCCGCGGCCGCGATCGTCCGCCGTCCACGTCGGCTGCCCTGCCAGCGCATGCCCCGCCGGAAACGGCGGCGCATGCGTGGTCAGATAGCTCGGCACCTCCTGGTCCCACGTCCCGGGCCGCCAATAGACCTCGAGCTGCTCTTTATAGCCCGTGACGACACCGTCGCCCGCGAACGCCACATAGTCTTCGCCGACATAGAAGCCTTCCAGCGCCTCGCAGCGATGATCCGCCAGCGCGAGCACGAGGACGGTCCAGTCGGTCCCATATTTGCCGCCCCAATTGAACGCATCGACCAGCGATCCCGCCACCCCCGCCTTGCCGATGATGCCGCCGCGCGGCACCTCGCCCAGCTGCACCGACGTCGCCTGCGCGACCCGCGCCTTCATGTTGGCGGCCGCGATCGCGCCCGCGATCCGGCTGACGCCCGCCGCGATCAGCGCCGGATTGCCGGTGACGATGCCGGCGGCGACCAGCGCCGCGCCCGATGCGATCCCGCCCAGCGTCTTGTCGACCAGCGACAGCGGCGAGAGGATATAGTTGACGATCTTGCCCATGGTCAGTCCACCGACCAGGCGGCGAGCATCGCCGATCGCGGCAGCCGCACGATGCCGCCGTCACCCGGGCCCGCCAGCATCTCGCCCTCGACGATCATCAGGCTGATCCAGTCGCCGCCGCGCAGAAGATCGCGCACCGACGCCACGTCGCCGCGCATCGCCCGTGCCGGCGTGATCCGCCGCAGCGCGCCATCGGTCATCGCCTCGATCCCGCCATGCCGCGCCATCACCCGGGCGGCGCCGCGCGCGGTCGACCATGTCACGCCGGGCAGCACGTCGCGGCCCGTCTGCGCCACGATCGCGGCCAGCGCGAAGCTGCCGCAATCATTCGCATGCCGCCCCCACGCGAACGGCATCGACCGCCGCTCGGCCAGAAACTGCCGCAGCCCCACCAGGTCGCGCATCAGACGCCCGACTTCGCGGCGCTGGAGATCTTGCCGCCGAAATAGATCGACTTCTCCCCCGCATAGCTGGTGTGCTTGAAGAACCCGTCGAGCGGATCGATCAGCCTCTGGTCGGCATCCGATCGCATCCGCCCGCCATTGCGCCCCAGCCCGCGCGCCGCGCTTTCCACCTCCGCCGTGATCGTCGATGGCCCGCCAATCACCTCGTCGATCGGTACGTCGTCGATCCGGCCGCGCTTGTACGGCCGCACGTCGAGCATCTCGGTGCCGCTGCCGTCGAAGATCATCCGATAGACCACCGCCGACGCGCCCTTCAGCTCGTCGGCCTCGAACAGCGCCATCGCCTCCGGATCGATGCCCGACAGCGTCAGCGTGATATTCTGCTCCGATCCGCCCACCGCGCCGCCGGTCACCTGCGCCATCGCCCGGTCGCCCAGGCCGGCATATTGCTCGCCCTCGATCTCCAGCGCGCCATAGCCGCCGAACACACGCACCACCGGCGAACAGAAAATCGCCACCGCCCCGCTGACGATCGCCGCCCCCGCCGTCATCGCCGCCAGCGCCGGCGCCGAAATCAGCTTCACGCGATAATGTCCTGTATGCCGGCGATCCGGCTGCCGGCGGGGACGAAACCAAGCCGCTGTTCGGCCAACTCGGTCTGATCGACGATCAGCCGCATCAGGCAGGTCGGCCGCACCAGATTGACGACGGCATCTTCGGGCACCACGGCATGCACGGCGGGCTCCACCGCGATCGTCACCTCGCCCGAGACATCGACGATCCCGCCCTCGAGGCACCGCACCAGCGCGCGCCGGCCGTCGCCCCATTCGAAGCCGATATAATCGCGCGGCGAAAACACCTGCCCGATCAGCAGATCGCCCAGTGACAAATTGCAGGTCCCCTCGCCGTCCACGCTCTGCGACCATGTCTCCGTCGTCGCCGTGAACGCCTTGCCGCCGGCGTGATAGCGCGGCACCGGCCGCGACTGGTCATAGCCCAGAAACCGCTTCTGGACGCCCCGCAGGCTGTCGACCCACGCCGTCAAGACATCGTCGCGCTCGATGCTCAAATTGTTGAAGCTCAACACCATCCGCCACAGCGGCCAGCCGGCGGTCACCGCGCCGATCACACCTGTCCGCTCGGGCGACAGATAGTCGACGCGCTCGAGCACGAGCCGCCCCGACATCCCGGGCACGTCCGGCATCGACCGGGGATAGACGATCGCCATCAGGTGATCCGCCGCGCCTGGGCTTCGAGAACCGCCGCGATCGCCCGCCCCGGCAGCTCGGCCTTCAACGTCCGCACCTCGGTCTGCAGGCGCCCGAGCGCCGCGGCGTCGGCGCCGGGCGCATTCAGCGTGATCGGCATGTGCACCGTCATGCCGCCACGCCCACCGCCGCCACCTGCCGGCTCGACCCTGATCTTCTCGCCATGCGACACCCGCGCCGCGTTGACGCCGTTGATCTGCAGCATGTTCGCGTCGACCCCGCGCCTGCCGACGATCGTCCCGCTGCCGCCGCTCGCCCAGCCGGGCAGGCCCGACGATGTCGACCAGGCCGATGCCTGCGCACCGGTGACGCCGCCCGAGCCGCCGCCGGTGAACCCGGCGAATGCCTGCCCCACGCCCGACAGGAAGCCGCTGAAACCACCGCCGCCCTTTTCTGCAGCGAGGATCGCCTGCTGCGCCACGATCCGCAGCAGATCGGCAATCACCTCGCCCAGCGCGCCATGCAGGTGCAGCACCTTGGTCGCGATATTCGCGAACCCGTCCTCGACCCGCTTCAACTGCTTGACCGCGATCGTTTCGAGCTGCTCGTTGATACCGGCCAATGTCTTGGGAATGCTGTTGAAATAGGACTGCAACGGACCGGCGGTATTCTCCTCCACAGTCCGCCGATCGGTCGCCTGAAGTTCACCCAGCTTTTCAAGTCGCTTGCGCGCGATCGCCTTATCGGCATCGCTGATATCCTTCGAGGCGAGCAGGCTTTCCAGTTGCGCGCGCTCGATCTCATACTGGATTTCCAGCAGTCGCAATTCGATCGCCCGCCGATCGGCCGACGTCTTTGCCAGACCCTGTTTCGCGCGCAGCAGATCAGCCTCGTTATTGAGACCTGCCTCGGTCGCCGCCAGTTCCTGCCGCGACAATTGCTCGTCGAGCCTCCGATTGACCAGCGCGTGCTCCAGCTCGGTCAGCTGATCATTCTTCTTCGCGACGATCGCCGCATCGGTCTGCGTCAGTTGCTTGTCACGGACCGCATTGGCGAGATCGAGATCGCGCTGGCGCGCGGCGCTGTCGACCAGCTGGTGCTCATAAGACGCCTGGACTTGCACGTCCGCGGCCAGTTGTTTCTTCGCCTGTAGCAAGGCGTCGTCGGCACGCGCCAGTTCCTGCTGAAAATTGGCGGCCCGATCCGCCGCCGAAGGGCCGGACGTCGATCCCTTCTTCGCTTTCTTGCCGGCGCCGGGATCTTCGAGATTGACCTTGCGAATCGTCCCGTCACCCTCGCCGGCTGCCTTCACCTGCGCGATCGCGCCTTGATACGCGCCGATCAGCGCTGCCTGGTCCTTGCTCGCCTGGTCGACCGTCTGCTGCGCGAGCGCTTTTGCGCGCGACAGTTCCGAACCCGCGCGCGTGCTGTAAGTATCGAGCTTGCGATCGACCCTGACCGCGCTGCCCGCGCGGCCACGATACTCGTACGTCGTCTCGGTGCCGTCGGCCAGATCGGCGAGCTTGCCCTGGCCGGCAGCCTTGCGCAGTGCGATCTCTCCCGCCGCTGCCTGAAACGTCGCGCGCGCCATGGCAAGCCGCGCCTCGGCCACGCTCTTGGCGCCGGCCGCGACTTCTTTGGAGACGTCCTGCTCCATGATCTTGTTGAGCTTGCCGACAGCATCGGCCGTCGCCGCCGTGACCTCACCATGCTTTTTCGTCTCGGCCGATGCGCTGGACAGCGCATAGATCAGCAATCCAATCCCAGTCACGACGATGCCGATCACGCCCGCGAAACGCACCAGGTTCGCACCGAGCAGCGCCAGACCCGTGCCAACCGCCGTGAACCGGAGGATCAGCGTGCCCAGCCCCGTCACGAGCAACCCAACGGGGTTGAGCAGCCCGGCGATACCCAGCTGAAGCGCCCGCATCGCCAGCGACGTCGCCGTCAGTCTCAGGATCAGCAGCGGCAGCACAACCTTGGCGACCGTCAGCAAGGCGAGAATTAACGGGCCGATCGCGGCGGAGACGGCCCAGAACCCGACACCTATCTTGAGCAGGACAGGCGACATCGTTCCGAAATAGTTGACTACGCCCGCCGCCGCATTGCGCACAGCGCTCAGCGTCGCGAGGATCCCTGCGTCGCCGAGAGCGATATTCAGCCTCTCGATGGCGTTCCGCAGATTGTTCGACGCGGCCTTGGCCCCTGTCAGTTGGACGGCCAACTTGTCGCCTGCATCGAATTCACCAATCGCATCGGACAAAGACTTGAACGCCGCCGGGCCGACATTGGCCAATTGCCGCAGCGCGCGGCTGCCATCGCCTGCGATCTTCGCGAAACCCTTTTCACGCGTCTCGGCATCGAGATTCGCAAACGCCTTGCTTAGATTGGCGATGCGCTCTTGCATCGTCTTCGCCGATCCATCTGCATTGTAGAACTCAACGCCGAGTTGCTTCATTGCATATTGAGCATCCTTGGTCGGGTTGGCCATCGCGCGAAACGCACTGGCGAGCGATGTTCCCGCGTCCGATCCGGACGCGAAACCCCGGCTGATCGCCGCGAGCGTCGCCGAAAATTCGTCGAGCGTCACGCCTGCGCCGACCGCGTCGCTCGCCGATTGCGACATTGCTAGCCGGAAATCGTCGAACGCGAATTTCGATTGGCCCAGCCCGCCAGTGATCTTGTCGACCGCCGAGGGTAGCTGCCCCGCGCTCAGCCGGAACTGCCCCATCACATCGCTCAGCAGCGCAGCCGATGCGCCGAGGTCCGCCGCATTGGCGCCCGCCAGCTTGAGAGACGATGCCAGCCCGCCGGCGAGAATGTCGGCCGTGCTCATACCGGCAGCACCCAGCGTCTCGATCCCGGCAGCAGCCTCGACCGCGCTACGTCCAACCTTGGGGCCCAGTTCCTGTGCCGCCTGCGAGAGCTTCTCCAGCGTCGAACTGTCGACGCCGAGCAACGCGGCCTCGACCTCGCCCATCGCGCTTTGGAACGCCTCGGCACCGCGACCCGCCACCACCGTCATCGCTGCAAACGAAGCCGTAAACGTAGCGGTCAGGCCGATCCCGACCTTGCGGGCAACATCTTCGATTGCCGCGAACCGTGCCTGCACCTCCTGCGCGACCCGCGACAACGCTGCCTGAATCTCTGCAAACCGCGCTGCGACATCCTGCGCAAATCTCGCCAGTGCCTCGCGGCCCGCCTCCAGCGGGCGAAGGAACCCGTCATTGTCGAGCTCGAGCGCGCCGTGCAGCCGCCCGACCTCCGCATCGTTCGCCATGGCAATCCCTCAAATGAAAAGGGCCGCCCCATTGGAGCGGCCCTGTGACTCGACTATCAATCCCAAGCCGCTATTTTCGCGGGGTGAGGTGTCACGATGGAATATGTGCTGATAGTTGCGATCGTCGGCCTGATATTGGCCACTTGTTATTTTGTAGGCGCGCACCAGAAGCTTGAAGAGAAGAAGGCGGCGCTCCTCTCCAAAATCAGAACCTTGGTCGGCGATGACGCCCCAGCGATCGTCACGGCGCCCCGCCTGTTTTCAGATCCGCGCGGCATCGGCATTGCTGATGACGGCATCGTCTTGGCTGAAGATGGCCAGGCAAAGAAGTTGCCGCTGAAATCCCTCGTATCTGCGCACATCATGGCCCCCGGAACTGGCCGCCCCGAGGCCACACCAACGGGACAAGACCCGTTCGTCCTGCGGCTAACGCTGGACAATCTGAGCGAACCCACCTTCGATCTGGAGATCGTTGAAAGCCAGCCCGCCTTGACGCCAGCCAGCTTAACCGAAGCTCAACAATGGCTCGCAAGAATGAACGTTATAATTCACCGCAACCAACAGCCCTGAGCTTAATCGATCCTCAGCACCGTCACACACGACATCGCCTGCAGCCGTGCCAGCATCTGATCCTCGCTCAGCAGCAGCGGTTCGGCCGCCGGACCGCCCACCAACTCCGCCGGCGACGGGATATGCTCGATGGCGACCTGGCTGAGGATCCCAACATGCACCGCCAGCCAGGCCGCTTGCCTGTGATCATGATCGCGGCGGCGCACATAGCCGTTCATCGCCCAGTCGAAGGTGCGCGGCGTCTGTCGCCAGAACGTGTCGACCGACTGGCCCGCGCAGACCCAGTCCGCAATCAGATCGCCCCAGTCGGTCCGCCGCGGCGGCGGTGGGGCTTCGGAGGGTTTGCCCCACCGCCCGGCTTCGCAACCACCGCCGGCGTCGCCTCCTCGATCGCCTTCAGCACCAGCAGGAAGGTCTTGTCCACCCCCACCGCCGCCACGATCCTGCCGATCGTCAGGGCATCGATATCCGGATGATGCAGCCGGAACATCGCGATCAGCACGCGCCGCAGCTCGCCCCAACGCACCTTCTGGGCGAGCGCTTCGACTTGGGCGGGATCCTGTGCCGTCGCCGCGCTGATCGCCGGGAACAGCCGCAACAGCACTTCCATCGGCGGCTCGTCAAATTCTTCCTCGATCTGCGCCATCGCCGAGAAGCCCGAGACCATGATCCACGTGGTACCGAGCGCCTTGACGGCAATCTCGCCCATCACGGCATTGGCCGCACTCACGCCGAGGCCGCCCAAGCGCTGCGATGGCCGGTGAACTGCAGGCCCACCTCCTGCGTCATCACATTCTTCAGCGGCACCGCCGGCTTGACCGACAGCACCAGCACGTCGCCGGTCGCTTCATAGGTGCCCGTCGTGGCCGGAACGACCAGCTTGTAGGCGCGGGCATTGACGTCCAGATACGCGCTCTGCAGCCGCTGATCGGTCAGCGTGCCCGGCAGCCAAAAGACCATGAACTTACCGGTGCCCGGCGCCTTCATCGTCTTCATGACTTCTTCGGTGCGGTTCGGCGAATCGAACCCCGTCTTGTCCTCGGTGCCCCATTCCGGCGCGCCGGGATCAATCTCTTTCAGCCGCCCCATCAGCTGCAGGGCGCCATTCTCGTCGGCCAGATGGAATTCGCTTCCATAGCCGATCAGCCCATCGCTCATCGCAAAATCCTTTCGTTAAACAGAGAAACCGGCGAGATCAGGCCTCGCCGACGATCGTGATCCGGCCCGACACCGAACTGCCCGTGCCGCTCAGCGCGAGCAGCAGCAGGTCGCCGGTCGCGGCGGTCACCGCCCGGCCGCCCGCCGTGGGATCGACATGCAGCGCCACCCCGCCGGGCGCCACGACGCCCTTGTCGGTCGGATCGGCGAACCACCCGAGGAACGGGTTGCTGCCGCCGCCATAGACGATGTTGAGCGTATTGCCGTCGTCGGCCTCGATCTTCAGCGCCTTCACCGCAGTGAAGGTGTAGGTCACCCCCAGCGCGTTGGTGACACCGCCGGCGAGGTCGAGCACCAGCGTGGCGCCCGATGCGATCGTGAAATCGTCGGCATAGATCGCATTGGCCTGGTCGGCCGCGGTGCCCAGCGACAGCAGGATTTCGGTCGTATCGTCAAACTCGTGACGCGCGGTGCCGAGATCGGGCGCACCCGACAGAAAGCCGACGATCGCGGCCGTGATCTTCGCACGAAAACCCATGACAAAATTCCTTTCAGAGCAGGTTCCACCAGACTTCCAGATCGATCGACTTCCGGCTCTCCGGATCGTCGAGGCCGGCGCCGGGTCGCCCCGCGCCGCTGCGGCCGTTCAAGACGAACGCCGCCCCCAATTTCACGCCGCCGACGATGCCCCCGCGCCGCGCCGCCGCGATCGCCGCCTCGGCCAGTTCGTCCGCCAGCCCGGGCGACGGCGCCAGCGCGTCGACCTGGACGCGCGAGGGGTGGAACCCCACCGGCCCGTCATGCGCCACCGGCCGCGGATCACTGATCAGCCAGAGCACCAGCGCCGGCGTCGGCGCCGTCTGCGGCAGTTCGTCCCGATACACGCCCTCGCCCACGATCGCCGCGACCGCCGCGTCAGCCTTCCACAGGTCGCGCAGCGCGGTGGTCACGGTCTCGGCCATTTTCAGCCTTTCGCCGCGTCGACGATCGTGTCGTTGAGGCTCGCCGCGATCAGCACGATCGCATCGTCCTTCCGCTCGTCCCAGGCGGGCCGCAAATAGGGTTCGGGCGGCTGCACGCGCTCGCCCGAATAGTCGCCAGTCTCGACTTTCTCGGCATAGTCGACATCGGCCGACGGCCCGACATAGACCGTCGCCACCGCGCCATAACTCTCCGATCCGCCCTCGGCATGCTCGCTGACCGCCATGCTGTTCGCCAGCCGGCCCGAGCGCCTGGGCGCCAGCGCCGCCGCCGTCTCGCGGATCGGCTCGGCCCCGGCGATCAGCGCCTCGACCGCGCGCGGCCCCGACACCGCCTTGCCGATCCGCACCAGCCGCCGGTCCATGTCGGCCATGCCGCCGAACGAACTGCGCTTGCTCATGACGTCCGCGCCTCGGCCACAACCTCGATCGCCACGCCGCGACCGAGCTCCGCGATCGAGACGATGCCATGCGGCACGCCCTCGATCGCCAGCCGGTCCGCCGACGTCAGCGCGGCACCGGCGGCATCGCGCAGCATCCGCACGATCCGCCGGCTGTTGCCGCGCAGCTGCGTGCCGGTCAGCTGCTCGCCGCCCTCGACGCCGCGGATCGCCGCCGGCACGTCGCCGACATCGACCCACGTCGAGCGCGTATCGCCAAACCCATCGGGCGCCAGCACGTGCCGCAGCACCGTGACCCGCCGGTCGAGCGCCAGGACCTCGCAGACCCAGACGCCCTTGCGGTCGAGCACGGGGATGCCGACCAGCGTGATCGGCACGCCATCCACCGGCGTGACGACATCGCCGTCCGTCGGCTCGGCGACCTGGCTGGGCCGCACCCGGACCCAACCGGCCTGCGGCCCGAAGCGCTTGTCGGCGACGACGGGCAGCATGTCGGGCCGGATGTCGTCATTGGCGCGCACCCGATGGATACGCACGACATCCGGCACCCCGGACCATAGGGCATCCTCGCCGAACCGGACGAACACCGTATCGACGATACGGCTGCGGCTTTCGGCGAAGGACATCGGCCCGAACTTCCTACAACCAGCTCAGGATCACGTGACGACGACGCCGCCGGCTTCCATCGCTGCGATGATCGCGTTGATCTTCCCCGCGATCGTCGTCAGCCGCGCATCGACATCGGCTTTCGACGCGGCGTTGCTGCCCGTGCCGTCGACCCCGGTCACCGCCGCCAGTGAGATGTCCGCGATCGCGGCACCCGCCGCAACCTGCCTCGGCTGCAGGCGCACCTTGACCGAGGCTACAGTGGAGACCTTGGCATCCACAGCCGCGCCGATCAGCACATTGCCCGTCGCCGTCTTGGTGGCGCGGGAATTGCCCGCGTCCCAATAGACCGGGCCGCCCTTCGCGATCGCCTGCGTCGTGGCGTGAGTTTCGGCGGTCAGGGTGTAGACACCCTCGAGCCAGCCGGCATAGCTCTCGCCCTCCGCCGCGGTCGTTGCCGCGATGTGCGCGAAGGCTCCGGTGACGTACAGCCCACCGCTAACCACCCCGCCAGCCGGGGCGACAAAGTCGAGGGAATGGCCCTCCTGGACGAAATTGTTCATGACGAAGTCTCCTGTGAGCAGCGGGCGCGATCAGGCGCCGGCGTTGGTGGCGGCAGAGCGCCAGTTGAGGCCGCCGACGCCATAGTCGAACCGCACCTTCCATTCGGTGCCATCGACCCGCCAGCCGTCGCGCATCTCGGTGTACGGCTCCTGCATGCCGTCGAGGAACACCACCTCGATCGCCGGGGCGACGTCCGGATCGGTGAAGGCGTACCAGCGCGTGCCGGTCAGCCGGGCGGTGTCGACGATGTCGCGGAACACGCTGCGGGCGATGTTGAAGCGCTGCAGCTTGTTCGCGGTGTCGGGGTCATACTCGCTGTTGTTGACCACCCGCGCCGTACCGCCGATGCCGATCGGGCCCAGCCAGATCGACGGCGCGAGATCGAGGATCTCATTGCCGCTGACATCGGTCTGCGACGCGATCATCACGCGCATCGCATCGACGCTCGCCACGCTCGGCGCCGCCGCCACCGCGGCGATATTGCCGTGGCTGGCATGGAACAGCGTCAGCCCGTCGCCCATCAGCGGCCCCAGCCCGGCGTTGAGCGCGAGCAGGGCATAAACGTCCTTCTCCACGCTCAGCTTCGCGGCGCGCGCCAGATCGGTGGTAATCGAACTGAACGCGTTCATGTCGTCGTTGATGATCGCCTGCCGGCTCAGCGCGACGATATTGCCCTTCGTCGTCGCGCGGATCGACTCCTTGGCCGCGTCCGGGATGGCCTTGTTCTTGAACTCGCCATCCTCGAGCACCTCGTCGAGCGACCCGAACGTGCCGCGCAGGTAGCGCGGGTGAGGCCGGAAATCGTTGACCGAACCGGTGCCGCAAAAGCGCCGCCACGTGTCCGGCGTGACGATATAGGCCGCCTGCAGCGTCTTGTTCATGATGTTTTCGAGCAGCTTCGGGAAGTCGCTCGTGGTCTGCGCCGGCCCCATGCGGACGGTCAACGCGGCGCCGACGATCTCGCGCGGATCATAGGACGTCATCCGGTGGCCCATGCGCTCCAGCGCCATGCGGGCAAGGTCGACGTTGCGCATGCCGCGGAACTCGCTGGGGTCGAGGTCGATCGTCTCGCCGCGGATCTTCGCCGCCGCACGGAACGTATCGGCCAGGCCGGCGCGGACGATGATCGAATTCTCGGCGCCGCGCATCCACTTCGCGCTTTCGTCGGCGGTCACTTCGATCGGCCGTCCGCCGGTCGTGACGCCGCCCACCGCAGCGCGCTGCGACTCGGCCGCCGCTTGCAGGATCTCGCTGCGGGCAGCTTCCATGCCGATCTCGCCGCGCTCGTTCTGCGCAATCAACTCGCTCGCGCGGGTGACGACAGATTCTCCGAACGCCCGCGCCTGTGCGACCAGCGCCAGCGCCGAACTGGCGGTGAAGCGGGCGAGGGGCGGTGCCGGCGGCGCGGGAGGCGCAGCCGGAGTGGCCGCACGCTGCCCATCGGGCAGCTGCGTGTTGGCATTGTTGGACGTATCGGTCGCCGCATCCGCGGCAGTCTGCTGTTCCGGCGGCATCGCGCGGGTCTCCTCAACGGCACAGGGGAAAACGGTACCATCCGATCGAACCCCTGCGTTCGGATCGGCGGCGATAGGCACCCAGGACGCTTCGCGAAGCGTCCAGCGCGTCACGCGATAGACGGGGATATCCCCTTCAAATCGCTCGAAGATCATTTGATCGCGGCGATAGCCCGCGCTCACTTTCGGCGGCGTGCCCGCGGCGACGTCGGCTTCGGTCGCCTTCGCTCTTTCGGATTGACCGAAGGCGCCGACCACGATCACCTTGCCATCCTCGCAGCGGCCATCGCGGATCACGCCGAGCTGATCGGCAATCGACCAGCGATTATGCGCGTCGAGCATCGGGCAATTGCCAGCCCGCACTTCGCTGAAATCGACGGCCGCTGGGGTGCAATCCAGCACCTCGAGATAATATTCGGCGTCGATACCCAGAAACCAGCCCGGCATCCGGACCGGCGTGTCGGTCGCGACGATCAGTTCGACCGTGCGCGCCTCGGCATTGTACGACGGCGCTGCCGCAAAGCGCTCGCCAAGCGGCACCGCGATCCGGCGTACGCCGTCTTGCGCCGGCACATGGCTGTGCCGGACACCATCCGCTGCAGGTGGCATCGAATTCTCCCTAAAAACTCAGGCGCCGTCGCGCGGCCTGATATATCCCGCCGCCGCCTGCAGCACGCCGCTGTCGGTCAGCCGCCGCGGATCCGTCTCCAGTACCAGCCCGAGCGTGTCGATCAGGCCGTTCATCCGCGCGATCTCGGCCATATGCTCGTCGGCATTGATGCCGCGCTCCGCCAGGCTCTGGCTGATCAGCTTGAGCCCGGCACGGATCTCCATCACCTCGCCCATCAGATCCTTGATCGGATCGACCAGACGCCGCACCGGCAGGGCATAAGCAATGCCGACCTCAAGGAACCGCGGGTCGCCCGTCTCCATCACCAGCCGCTGCATCCGGCGTAGCACTGCCGGGCGGCACTTCTGCGGGATGACCTCGTTCTGCTGCCAGTCGTCGAGCAGGTTGTAGCTCCCGTTCATCGCCGCCCGCAGCCCCGAATAATTGGCCTGGCTGACGTCGCCGGTCATCACATGATAGGGCACCATGCTCGCCGACACGCCCGCCAGTTGCTGTCGGATGAACTCCACCGTGCTCGACGAAGGCGTCGGATTGATCGAAGATGCCGTCTCGCCTGCGGCCAACCGGACGATCATCCCCGGTCGCAACGTTTCCTCGAGCGGCTTCCGCCCGTCATCGTCCGCCGCGACGTTCTGAACGCCCAGCGGCGAGGCCGCCGCAGCCTCGCCGGGCTGCACCACCAGCGCGAGACAGGCTTGAACCTTTTCCTGCAGGCGCTTCGCGTCTTCGATATCCCCGATATCGCGCAGCGTCATGGCCACTGCGCCCATCCACGACGCGCCTCTGGTCTGTCCGAACCGGTCTCGCTCATAGAGATGATCTACATGCTCAGCCGCCACGAGCCGCGAGGCAAGGCTTTGGCCAAGCACGACATCGTTCGGATGTTCATCGAACAACCAATAGCCGGTGCGGTCGCCCGCTGCATCGAACTGAACGCCCTGGACGATCTTTCCGTTGGTCAGCCGATAGGTTTTCGACATGTCGAGCTGCGCGCCCTCCATGCCGACGACCCGCCCGTGAGGTCCGCCCTCGTCTGGCAGCCATGCCGTGATGCTCTCGCCGCCGACGATCATTTCCCGGACCGCCAGCTTGCCATGGCCATACCAGTCGCCTTGGCCGTCGACCTTCGATTCCGCCCACCGATCCCACGCCGACTGAGCCTTCTCGCGCACCCGCTTCACCGGGTGTGTCAATTGCGGCGCGATCCCGTCGCCCCAGATCGCAGCCACCAGTTGCTTGACGCCGGCACGAGCATATTTGTTGTTGCGTACAAGGTCGTGACCAGCCCACGCCAGCAGATGGCGCGCGCGCATGTTTTCGGTGTCCGCCGATGTCGCGTCACGCCGCCAGTTCGCTGTCCGCCGATCACGCGTCGCGGCGTCATATTGCCGGATGCCGTCGCGCGCCGTGCGCGCCGCCTCGAGCCGCGCGCGCGCCGCCATCCGCTCGGCCGCCCAGCCCGGAGCGATCGTCGCGATCGCTCCGTCGATGTAATCGGCGACGGGCATCAGCGAGGATCGAACACGGCGACAGTGCTGGCGGGGCGAGGCGCCGGCGACACCGCGGTCGCCGCCAGCCCCTCGAAATAGGTCAGCGCCTTCAAGATTTCGCCGACGCCGCGAAAATAGACGCTCTCCCCATCCGATTCGATGCGCGCCTCGCCGCTCGCCATGCCGGCGCGCAGCTGCGCGATCTCGGTGGCATAGTCCGGTGCCGGCATCAGAAGTAATCCTCTCTCACGTCGATGAACCCCGTGGCCGCTTTCGCCGCCGGTACCGCAGCCGGCGCTGCCGCCGCCCGTCCTTCCGCCGCAGGCGCCGCCAGCGGCATCGCCAGCAAATCCCCCTGCGCCGCATCCTGCGGCGCCCACCGCTCGGCCCGCAGCCGCGCCCAGTCAGCTTCGCCCAGCGTGTCGAGCATCAGCTTCTCGGTCGCTGCCAGGTTGTACACGGCGCAATCCAGATAATGGTTCGCCCGACCCGGCATCGGCTTCCACTCGCGGCGCTTTAGGCCGCTGGCTTTGACGATCCGCGTCACGATCGATTCGGACGTGACCTGTTCGAACCAATCTTCCGGCGTATCGCGGCTCACATGCACGCGCCCCAGCGGCCGCACTTCTTCGCCGCCCTCCTCGTTCGCGCGGTTCACCGCCTTCAGCGTGGCGCCCAGATAGCCGTACCAGCTCAGCTTCGCGCCGAACGTGCCGACGATATAGGCCTTGTCTTCCGCCCGCTTCGACGCGCGGCCCGCCTTCGATCCCTGCCGGTCGTAACTCATCGCCTCGCCGCGCCCGAGCAGCGGCAGCGTCCAGCCCGCGCGGCCATAGACCGGCAGTCGGTTCGCACGCCGGCGGCAATACGCCTGCGCCGCCTTCGTGTGATAGCCGGCGTCGATGCACTCCTGGTCGATCGGTAGCGTCCGCCCACCCGGAAAGGTCACGCCCCGCTTCGAATAGGCGTCCAGCGCCGCCCAGGCGCCCTCCATCTCGACGTCGGTGGCGCCCGGGATGAACCGGCAGTCGAGCAGCCAGCTCTCCTTGTTCGGGCCCCAGCCGCGCAGATCGGCATAGATCCCGTCGCCCTGGACGTCGCACCCCAGCGTGATGACGATCACGCCGACCGGAATCTGCCCGAACCCCCAATCCTGCTCGCGCAGGCCCATCAGCTTCTCGCTGTCGGGCTGCCCGCCCTTCAGTTCGAATTCGAAGCCCTTCTTCAGGTTCGTCCAGGTCTTCAGCTTGTTGACGTCGCCCTGCGCGTCGACCCAGCTGACCGCCATCTCCGCCCAGCTCTGGAACGTGCTGATCCACCCGGTCAGGTGGAAACCGCGCTTCCGGCTCGCCGGCATCCGCCCGCGCCAGTCCTGAAACTCCGCCTCGGTCACCACCCGCTGCGGCCGTTCGCCCTCGATCTCCTCCGACAGCCAGCCATCGGCCAGCTTCATCTCGCCTTTGCGCCAATGCTCGATCGGCGATCCGCAGCACGGCGCGATCAGGTGCGCGCGCTCCGGCTCGCCGTTCGGCCACTGGATGTCCGACCAGTCCGCCAGGAAGCGCGACGCGCATTCCGGGCAGCGGAAATAATAATGGCGGCGATCACTTGCGCGGAACGCCGCCCCGATCTTGCTCGACCCCTTGATCGTCGGCGTGCTGATCTTCAGCCGCTTCGATTGCCCGCGCGACCGCCACACCTTCAGCCGCTCGTCGACCATGCCTTCGGGCGATCCCTGCCCGTCGAGATCGTCCGGAAACTGGTCCAGATCGTCCTCGACCGCATAGCGCACCGTCCGCTGCCGCAGCCCGGCCGCCGAATTGGCGCCGGCGAGCAGAACATAGCCGCCGCTCCGGCTGAACAGGATCTTCTTCGTCGTCGATCCGTCGCCGGTGCTCAACCCCTGCGCGCGGATCGTGCCGCCGCGGTCCGGATTGAGCCGGGGCGTTGCATCGACCATCGGCCAGAACTTCTCGGCAGCCCAGTCCATCGCCGCCAGATAGGTCGCCTGGACGAACAGCATCGGCGCCGGCGCGATGTCGCTGATGTAACCGATCCAGTTCTCGGCCGAGGCCGAGCCGCCCGACTGCGCGCACTTCATCACCGACGCTTCCTCGCACGGATCGTGCGGGTTCATCGCGTCCATGATCTCGACCAGCTCGGGCGCGATATCATGGTTCCACCGCCCCGGGATCGGCGCATCGTCCGGAAACTTCCGGTACCGCGCCGCCCATGCCGAAACGTCCATCCGCGGCGGCGGCCGCATGCCGGCCGCGATCGCCCGGCTCAGCCGCCGCGCATTCGCCCGCAGGCTGTCACCGGCCGCCGCGCCGAACCGGTCATAGTCCGTCACGCCGCCTCGGCCTGGTCCGCTTCCACCGGCTCGTCATCGGCGTCGAGCAGGCCCGCCTCCACATCGTCCGCCACCTCGGCGAACACCCGGTCGATCAGCTGCTCGCCCAGCGACATGATCGCGCGCGCATCGCTCTCGGCCGCCAGCCGCTCGGCGATGTTGCGGAACTGGCCCTGCAGCCGCTCGCGCAACATCCGCACCGCCTCGCCCGACCGCCGCTCGACATCGACCCGCGCCACCAGCTCGCCCGCCGCGGTCGCATTCTTCATCCGCTGCGCGAACAGATCCTCGCGCAGCTTGTCCATCCGCATCGCCGCCATCGTCGGCGAGCCATCGTCCTCGGGCTCCACCGCCGCCGCGATCGGCGCCGGCGCCGCGCTTGCCGGCCGCCCGCGCATCGGGTCCATCCGCGAATTCATCCGCGCTTCGGACCGCTCGACGTCGATCATCACTTTGCCGCCATCGCCCTCGCCGAACACGAGCAGGCCAGCTTTCTTCCAGTTCGAAACCGCCGACTTCCCCACCCCGCGCCGCTGCGCGAACTGGGTCGCCGTCATCAGTCCCACGCGATGAGATCGCCGTCGATGACGAACTCGACGATCACCCGCGGCAATTCGCCGACCGCGTTGACCGTCGAAACCTTGATCTGCCCGGGCAGCATCTCGCCATCGGCCGTCCGCAACACGAACCCGCTGGACGGAGAATGCGGCTCGAACGTCACCACCAGCTTCACGCCAACCCCTTCCTGTGAACCGGAAAGTTCACGAAGTTCAAAATCCAAAACCACCCCCGAACCCAAAACCCACGCGCAGTTCCCCACCGCGCGAGGGGCCGGGGCCTGGTAAGGACCCGTTCGACCTCCCAAAACGCACCGCGCCGCCCGATCCGATTGGAAGGGGCGGCGCGGTGAGGTGTTAGGAGAGGATGCCAAGGGATCGTCCGAAGTGATCCCCGAGCGTATCGATCTATAAGCTCATTTGACCCCGGAGACGGACACAAAAAATCTCACCACATGCGCTTTTCCGGATGCACTCCGGGTCTTGACAGGGTTCCGGCACGCTTTTCTGCGGCTTCCAGCGCCTTCACGACACGCTGCATCGCCCGATCATAGGACTTGCGCAGCGCATCCCGGCTGCTCCGCGACCCGATCGCGCGGCCGACCCGACCCCAGTCGACCTGGCTGCCACCCTGCGCCATCTGCCGCAGCACCGCCCCGACGATGCGGCGAAGCTCGCCCTTAGCGGGCACATGATCGAGCCAAGCCAGCGTCGCCTCCATCCGCGCGACCTCGGCCGACGTGAGATTGCGCGACCGCGACGCCATCGCCCGCAGGATCTCAGCAGCCGCACCCGGCGCCAGTTCCTCGGCAGCCACCATCTCGGCAAAGTCCGGCACGATCCTGCCCCACGGACCATCGGTCGCCATCCGCTGCCGACGTTCCGGATTAAGCATATCGAACTGCGCCATCGCCTCGACCATGCGTTCCTCGACCGCATCGAAACCCACCACCCTTCCATCCCCGGAAGCGTCCTCGATCACCCTTCCACTCACAGCACCATCTCCAACAATCTGAGAAGAAACAACAAACTACTCTCATTGGAAGGAATGGAAGGATTGGAAGGATATTGGTGACTTGCGCACGCGCCCGCACGCACACGCACACACACGCTAGCTTCCCGGAAACCCTTCCAATCCTTCCAAAGCACGCAATTCCGCCGCCGCACCCTTCCGGGCATCCTTCCGGTACCCTTCCACCCGGAAGGATCGCGGTTCGCAGCCTATGGCGGCATGTCGTCGTCGAACGGCGGCGGACGCGCACCATCGGGCGCGGCAAGGCTGCCGGCACTGCGCGGCCGTCCATCGCCATCGACGAAGTCATAGGTCTGGCGGACCATCCGCAGGCCCAGCCACCAGATCCCGTTACTCGCTTTCTTGGTGAAGCCCTTGGCCTTCATCGCCTGGCTGAAGCCCTTGTGCTTCCACTCGGTCTCACCCGCCGCCCGGGCCCACGCACAGAACAATTCGTGCAACTCGGTCGAGCCCACCCGCGCCTCGGCATCATGCTCGGTGCAGAGCCGCAGGAAGCTCGACAGCGGGTCGCTATCCTCTTTGTAATCGGCCGACGCTGCACTGACTGTTTCCGGCTCGACGAAGCCATGCTCCATCCAGTCGATCAGGCCACGCACCATCCACGCGAAGATCCCCGGAAATTCCGGCACCAGCTTCTTGGGAAGGTCGCGATCGCGCTCGTCGGCCTCGAGGTGTTGTTCCCACGGCACCACCTTCACCCGCCGCCAGATCCCGGCCGTACCCTGCGGGATCGCCGGCAGGTCGTTGCACCAGAGCGTGAATTTGAAGATCGGCAGAAACCGGAAGAACGACCGGAAATTGTCGCGCGCGAGCATCGGATCGCCGCCGGTGACCGAGTTGATCAGCGGCTCATTGATCTTCGCGCCCTTGGGCGGCTCGCCGGCGGTCAGCATGCGCACCCCGGGCAGGCGGACGATATCGGGCGTCGCCTGGTCGCCGCGCTTCGCCACGCCCTCGCTCAGGAAGGTCTCGACATTGGTGGTGTCACCATAATCGCCGAGTGCATCGCGCCACGCATTGCCCACCGTCGACTTGCCGTTCGCGGCGAGCGGCCCATACCAGATATGGAAGATCTGTTCCCCCATATCGCCGGTCAGATTATAGCCCGCCCATTGCCGCAGATAGCGCCGCCGCGCTGCATCGGGCTGCGCCCAGCGGATCAGCTTCTGATAGATCGGCGCCTTCGCGTCCGGATCATAGGCCACCGCCGCCAGCTTGGTCAGCCGATCGGCGCGATTGTGCGGCTGCAGCTCCACGCGGGCCGGCCCGTCATCATCGGCGCGCACGAACCGCAGCGTGCCATTATGGCAATTCAACAGCATCGCACCGGTGTCGAAGTCGGTCAGCTCCACCGTCACCCAGCGCTTGGCCAGCCCGGCGATGCACCCCAGCCGCCCCGACGATTCGGAAGCTCGCCCCCACGCGCCCAGCTTGCCCGACAGCCGCTCGGCCTTCTTGCCCGACAGGATCAGCCGATCCATGCCGCCCAGCGCGCGCGGATCGTCGCCCAGCGCCAGCAGCTGCTGCGCGTTGATGTCCTCGCCCTCGGGCCAACCCGTATCGCGCACGAACCCCGCCTCGCGCTGGATCGCCCGCACCGTCTCAAAAACCGATCCCAGCACCTCCGCCGGCGTCGTATCCTTCTCCTGGTTGAGCACGCGATAGCGCCGCCCGTCCCAGCCCAGCCAGCCCTTGGCGGTCGTATAGAGATAATCCTCGCCGAACCGCGCCCGCCACCGCTCGGCATTGCCCATGTCGGTCCGCTGGTATCCGGCGCATTTCATGTCGAGCAGCATCGGCTCCAGCGCCCCGCCGCGCTTCTTGCCATAGGCCCGCGCCCGCTCGACCTGCTCCGCCTTGGCCTGCGGGTCGACCTCGATCAGTGCCCCGATAACCTGCCCCATCGCCGGCTCGGCATCGGCCGTATCAATCAGCCCCGCCAGTTCGCGCGCGCCGAGCTCATAGGCCCAGCGATTCGCCGCCTTCGCCCCCGTGGCGGCGCGATCGATCGAGCCCAGCAGCCAGGCGTCGGCCACGCGCCGCAGCCGCGCCTGCACCTCCGCCCCCAGTGCAGAAATGGTCGCGTGGCTTCCACCCGGAAGGGTGGCGTCGTCGGGCAAACCGAGGGGTAGCGGGGGAAAGCGCGCGTCGAAGCGCGATCGCCAGTCCGCCAGATATTGCGTCCGCGTCTCGCCGTCCTGGACGCCACCCGCCAGCCGCTCGAGCCGCGCCCACAGCGCCGATCGCCCCTCTGGAGACTCCCCATCCGCGGCCGCCGACAACACGTCCCAAACATGCCCCGCCAGCGACGCCGCGCCGGCGATCGCCGCCTCGATCGCCGCGACGCCATCCGGCCCGCGCACGAGGCTGTCCGGATCCTCGCCCTCGGGCAGCAGCGCCACCGCCAGCGATCGCCCGCCGGGCCCGACGAGAGGCAGCGCCCGCTCGCACGCCCGATACGCCGCCTTCAGCCCAGCCGCATCGCCGTCGAACAGCAGCACCGGCACGTCAACGACGCGCCAGGCGCGCTCGACCTGCTCGATCGTCAGCGCGGTCCCGCCCGGCGCCACCACCTCGGCGATGCCCGCCGAATCGAGCGCGATCGTGTCGAACTGCCCCTCGACGATCAGCAGCCGGCCCGCCGCGCGCGCCGCCGGCGCCGCGCGATGCAGGTTGAACAGCAGCCGACCCTTGTCGAAATGCGGCGCGTCCGGATTGTTCAGATATTTCGGCTCGACGCCCTCGAGCCCGCGCCCTGCGAACCCGACATTGCGGCCGCGCGCGTCATGGATCGGCACCATGATCCGGCGATGGAAGCGATCGCGCCACAGCCCGTCGTTCGTTTCGAACATCAGCCCGGCCGCCGCCAGCGCCGCGGTCCCGGCACCGCACGTCGTCACCGACGGCTTCGCCGGCGCATAGCCGAGGCCGAAGCGCGCGATCGCCGCCTCGCTCACACCGCGGCCGGCGAGCACCGCCAGCACCTTGGCATCCTTGAGCAGCTGCCGCGCATACCAGTCGGCCGCCGCCGCGATCGTCGCCGAGACGTCATCGATGCCGGCATCGCGCGCCGCCGCCTCGGCCGACCGCGCCGGCACCTCCATGCCGGCGTCGGCCGCCAGCAGCTTCACCGCGTCCATGAACGCCATGGCCTGGACGTCGGTCAGCCAGCGCAGCGCATCGCCATGCGCGCCGCAGCCAAAGCAATGATAGAAGCCCTTGTCGTCGTTGACGGTGAAGCTCGGCGTCTGCTCGTTATGGATCGGGCAGCAAGCTTTGAACTCGCGACCCGCCTTGTCGAGCTTCAGCGTCTTGCCGATCAGCCCCGATAGCGACGTTCGCGCACGCAATTCGTCCAGAAATGATAGCGGCAGCGCCACGGATTAGGGTTCCCGGGGAAACAGGAGGGTGACAAGGCAGGCAGCGGAATTCAGAGATCGGCCGGCGGGTGTCAGCCAGGCCCGGCCGCCACCACACTTTCGCGCGCCCGCCAGTCGGCCTCGTTGTCGCCGAGCCGCCGGTTCATATCCTCGGGACTCTCTGGCGTCAGATGCATGTCGTTGACTAGTTCGTAGTAACAGCCGCGCCGCCAATGACGGATGACTTGGTCAGGATGTTCATAACCGATGATTTCGGCAGCGTGCATGAAATGAAGTTGGAAATGGTGCGGCAAGGCGTCGATATGGCGAAGATATTCGCGCACGAGATCATACATCTTATCCTGCCAGCTCGGCAGTTTGGCGAAGGGATGATTGCCAGTCCAACGGCCGTCGAATTGCATCGCATATTCGAGCGAGGGGCCGGTGAAAGACCCGCCTTTACGCTCCGCGATGTCGAACGGCCGGTCCAATATCGCACGTTCGAACGCCGACCACAGGACGCAGCGCCGCATCCACCGGATCAGCAGCTTGGCAACATGGTCTTTGCGAATCCCGTCGGGCCCGCGCATCGCGCAGATCAACACAGACTGCTTCATGAACGTCAGATCTTCGACCCAAGGCTGCAGCACCGAACCCATCACAAATTCTCCCCTAACCGCCGCGCCATTTCCGTCGCCGGCGTGTGCGCCGCCAGCCACAGCGCCGCCTCGCCGCACAGCCGCGACACTGCCACCACGTCTTTCCGCTCGCGCGCCGCACGGATCGCCGCGCGCTGGTCCGACGGCAGCCGCGCGAAGCACGATCCGCACAGCCGCTGCCAATGCTCCATCTTCGCGCCGCAGCCGCGCGTCGGGCAGGCCGATCGCGGCCTCATCCGAACAACCCCAATTGCGGCCCCGCGGTGAACGGCACCGGCGGCGCCATCGGCACGCATGGCGGCGAGACGAACAGCACCGCCGGCGGCCCCGGTGGAAGAGTTTCGCAACCCGCCCGCGCCATCTCGTCCACCAGCTGCTGCCGCACCGCGGCCATGATCGGCCCGCCATTGATCGTCACGCCCGCCTCGATCCGCGGCGCGATCTTCGCCAGCCGCGCCTCGAGCGCGCCGATCGCCGCCGCATCGGCCGCCACCGGCGCCGGCGCCGCCGCGATCCGCCTCTCCAGATCGGCCACGACACTGCCGACGCCCAGCGCCCGATTCGCCGCCGCCCGCCCCGGCATCGCCCGCAGCTCGACCGCTCGCGCACTCCACAGCGCGATATGCCGCTCGATCCAGTCGCGCTCGGCCGCGGTCACGCCAGCCCCCCCGCCTTCAGCAGCGAAGTCTCCAACGCCGCCAGCACTTCAAGCGGCGGCGCGAAGAACCCGAGTTGACCCTTGCCCTTCACGAAGTCGATCGGTGCCGCAGCACTGATAACGAGACCATATTTCCCGAAAAACCACCGGCTTTCCATCGCGCTCACACAGTCGGTGATCAGCATGACACCGACATAACCGCCCAGCGGCAGCGACTTTGCGCGGATCATCTCGCGATCCTCGCTCGCGTCGATGCCCGTATGCACGAGAAACCAGCCGCGTTTGCGCGTCGACCAGTCGCGGTTCTCGACATCCTTGCCATCGTGGAAGATGTGATGCGGCCACGGCTGCTTGATGCTCAGCGCGCGCATCGAGCCCTCGCGCACGCGATGCGACAGCTCGGCCCAAGGGATCGGAATCGCCGTCACGTCCGGCGCGCCCCGGGCTTGATCATCGCATTGCCGAACAGCGCCTCCCATTGATGCTGAAAGTCGGTATCGGGCGAAAGCTCGCCGGTCAGGATCAGGTCGATCGCGCCCTCGATCCGCGTGATCGCGGCCTGGTCCGATGCCTCGGCGAGCTGCGCCGCGAAGTTAATCGGCGTCAGCCATTGCGCGCGGCCTGTCCTGATCATCGCCTCGCGCGGCTTCTCCGGATTGAGCGCATAGACCCAGAATTCATGGCTGGCGTCGGCGCGATACAGCTTAGTCTCGCGCCCATCGGGCATCGGCCGCAGATGCACCAGGATGATCGCATAGCTGTGCCAGAGCGGGTGCGCCCATGCCGCCTCGACAATCCATACCGACAGCGTCGCATCGTCGGCCCGGGCGAAACCGGCCGCTAGCAGTGCCGTGTCGAGATCGACCGACCATGCCCGCCCGGCCGGACCCAGCTTGGTCGGCGCGATCGTCACCTTGTCGTTCAACGCCGTCATACTACCCTCCGATGCCGGCACCCGACCTCCGGCCGCACGCCACAGCGCCAGCAGGGATTGCGATCGATCGGGTCATGATCGCCCGCATCGAGGCCCTTCAACACACGCATCGCCGGGTCCTGCCGTCCCGCCGCGATCCGCGTCTGGACGATCCGCTGCACCGACGGCTCCACGGCCTCGCCGGCGAGCAGCGCCCGCACCCGCGCCACCGTCACCGGTTTCGGCCGCGCCGCGATCCGCAGCATGCAGATCCAGCGCGATGGCTGCGACGACATCGGCCTGACCAGATCGCCCAGCCGCACCCCGCGCCGCGCCGCCTCCTGGCCCAGCACGTCGACCAGCTGCGGCCCGCTGATATCGTCCGCGATCACCATCACTCCGCCGCCTCCACCGTCTCGACCACATCCAGCAGATCGAACAGCGAGGCCGTCGCCCGCCCGCCATCCTGCTCGCGCAGCAGCTGCACGCCGTCGGCGAAATAGCCCGGGTGCAGTTCCACCGCGGCGCCGCGCCGGCCCCATTTCACCGCGCGCAGCGGCACCGTCATCAGCCCGCCGAACGGGTCGAACACCAGGTCGCCGGGATTGCTCCAGTTCTTGATCGCGCGATCGACGATGTCGAACGGCAGCGGGCACAGATGCTGCTCGCGCCCCTTGGCCGATTGCAAAGTGTTGGCGCCCAGCATCCGGGCGACGTCGGTCCACACCTCGGGATGCCAGCTCTGCACCGGCAGCAGTGCGAAATCGACCGGCAGCGCCCAGCGCGCCTCGAAATCCTCGGTCAGCGCGACATGCCCCTCATGGTCATAAACGGTGGCATAGGAGAAGCCGCGAAAGCGCTGATAGACCGCGTCGAACGGCAGCCCGCGCAGATCCTCGGCGGTCAGCACCCGGTCGCCCGACGAACGCCAATAGCCCGACGCATCGTTCTGCCAGCGCGACCGCGAATAGCCGGTCCCATGCACCGGCGCCGCCTTCATCCGCTTGACCAGCGTGTCGTTCCACGGCTCCCGCGCGCCGGTCTCCAGCACCTCCACCAGCGGCTTCGCCTTGACCACCGGATCGTCGGCATAGCCGCGCGAGGTGTCGCTCTGCGGCTTGCGGAAATGCAGCAGATATTCGGGCAGGCCCACGCCCATGCCCGACGCATCCTTGCACTGCTCGCTCCAGCCCAGTCGATAGGTGCCGGCATTCTCGCGCACCACGTCGGTCACGATCGTCGTCATGCCCAGATAGGCGAAGCCGTGGCGCGTATAGTGCGCGATGCATTCCGAATGGAAAGGCGAGATCGTTCGAAATCCCAACCCGTTGAGCCCGCTCGGTACCACCCGATCTTTCACATGAACTTCCAGTCGCCGCCCCGGCTGCAATATCCGCAGCAATTCCGGCGTTAGATAGTCCATCTGTCGAAAGAAATGCGCCGTATCGTCGGTGTGACCCATGTCGTTATAGCTGGCGCAATATTCGAACTGCGTCCCGAACGGCACGCTGGTGACGATCAGGCCGACGCTGTCATCGCGCATGCGGCGAGTCTGCAGCACCGTATCATTGCGCCAGACCTGCCATGCCACGCGGCCACCGATCTCGTGCAGGCTGTCGGCCTGCTCCCAGCGATCGCCATCCTCGATCGTCCGCTCCAGCACGTCCCTCGCGCCCGCCAGGCCAAGCCCATAGGTCCGGATGATCTCGCTCATCCGCGCGGTCATCTCTTTGTGCCGCGCCCATTTATCCTCCAGCGAACGCCGCACCGCGCGCTCGGCCTCGCTGTGGATCAGGTCGATCCGCACCTGCTTGGTCTGCAGGAATCGCTGGATCCGGTGGACGGCCTGGATGAAGTCGTTGAACTTGAAGCCAATGCCCATGAAAATCGCCCAGCTGCAATGGCGCTGGAAATTGCACCCGCTGCCCGCCAGCACCGGCTTCGCCGCCAGCTCGGGCAGCTTGCCGTCGGAAAAATCGATGATCCGCTTCTCGCGCAGCTCGAAATCCAGCGTGCCATAGACGCTGGCGATCCCTGGTACCGCCCGCTCGATCGCCTCGCGCTCGCGCTCGAGGTCATGCCAGATGATCCGGTGCGCCGCCGGATCCTCGGCGCGCAGCTCCATCATCTTGGCGATCCGCGCGTCGAGGCTGTCGCGCTTCTCGCGCGCCGCATCGACCAGCCCGATCGCCTCGCGCTTGAGAAGGAGGCCCTGTCCGCCCTTCTCCTCGCCGGCGACACTGTGATCGCTCGGCACCTCGTGCCACCGCACGTCGAGCTCGGGCAGCTCATAGCCCTCGTCGGAGAAACCGAGATCGCTCGGCCGCTGCACGAACGCCGCCCAGCTGTTCACCCACAGCCAGAATTCATCCACCTTGTGCGGATGGATCGTCAGCTCGTCGGCCTTCTCCGAATTGCGCTTGAAGAACCGCGTCTTCGCCTGCCCGACGTCCATCACTTCGAGGAAGGCGGCATAGGCCAGCAATTCGATATATTCATTGGGCGAGGGCGTGGCCGTTGCCACGAACTTCAGCGGCATCCCGTCGAACAGCCGCATGAATTCACGAAACGTCTTCGTCCCGCCGAATCCCCGCAAGCAACTCGCCTCATCGAGCGACGCCGCATTGAACAGCGACAGGTCGATCTTCCCGTCGCGCACCGATTCATAGTTGGTCAGATACAGCGTGCCAGCCGGGGGGGTAGCTTCGGTCGCTACGCCCGAATCCCCCGGCTGACTGGTGGCAAGGGGGGACGAACCCGCGCCTCGGCCCAGGTCGGCCATGCCACCTTTCTCGGAAAGCCCTATCGTCGATTTGATGAACACCGGCGCCATGCCCAGCATCAGCGCGTCGCGCTCGAACTCCAGCTTCACCGTCAGCGGCAGCACGATCAACTGACGGCCACCCTTGGCCAGCCCGATCTGCCGCATGATCTCCAGCTGGATCAGGCTCTTGCCCAGCCCGAACGCGGCGAAGATCGCGCGCCGCCCACCCTCGATCGCCCACCGCGCCAGCACCGCCTGGTGCGGCTTGAGGATCGGGTGCAGGTCGTTCGCCGCGATCGGCAGGCCCAGCGGCGGCAGCACGATGATCTTCGCGCGAACAAACGCCGCATAGTCGATCGGCGTCCCGTCGGTCGGAATGCCGGCGACGTCCGCGCGCAGGGCGCCTCCGCGCCTCATGCGTCCACCTTCGGCGCATGCACGCCGTTGAAATCATCCTCGGTATCGTCGCCACGCGACACGTAATGCGACCACACCATGTTGGATGTGTCGAACCCGCCCCGCGCAGCCGGCGCCAGCACATAGAAGGCCGACCCCGGATTGGCGCGCGCCAGCCGCTCGGCCTCGGTCCGCGCGCTATGATAGCTCGGATGCTCGAACACCGGCGTGCGCGAGTGCCGCCGCCACACCAGCCAGAATGGCGGCGACGGATCGCTGATATCGCTCATGCCGCCACCGCCAGCCGCGCGGAGGCAAGCCACGGATCGTTCGCCGTTACCAGCGCGCGCGCCACATCCGGGCACACGCTGTTGCCGATCGCGCGGATTTGCTTGGCCTTCGACAGCCGCTTGTGGACGATCCTGCCGCGCTCCATCTGCGGTACGATCGGATCGAGGATGTAGCTGTCCGGAAAACCCTGCGCGCGCGCCAGCTCGCGCGGCGTCAGCATCCGCAGGCCGATATCGACAATGACATAGGTCACCGCGTCGATCGTCACCGTCACGACCGCGAAGCGCGCCTTCGTCGTGATCGTGTCGAGCGGCCGATCCGCCCGCTGCGACTGCGCATGCTCGCTATCGCCGCCGCTGCCATAATATTTGACCAGGAACGCGGCCACGCGCACCGCCTTCGCCATCAACTCGGGCGGCAGCGCGCCTTCCTCGACCAGCGTCGTCTCGACGATCCGTTGCGTGCAGCCCTTGCCGACGATCGTCGACAGCGGCTTGCGCGCGTCATGGCCAACCATGCCGGTATTCGCCTGCTCGATATGGGCGGCAACGACGGCATGATGGTTGGCGCCGCCCAGCACGGTCTTGAGCGGCTGCAGCGGATCGCCACGCCCACCGTTCGTGTTGCTGGTGTAGAAGCTCGACAGGAACGCGGTGACCGCCGCCGTCTTGCCGCCGCCGCCGGGCATGATCGTCGGCGCCGGTTCGTCGATCGGCGCGCCCACGCTGCCGCCGAACGCCCGCTCCAGATGCGCGGTGACCAGGCCGTGCCGCGCCGATCCCGCCAGCACCGTATGCAGCGGCTCATCGACCGGCCGCGGACGGCTGTCGGCGTTGAACTTCTCCATATGCGCCGTCACCAGCGTCGCCTGGGCGAGCGCGAATTCGCCGCCATTCGCCGTCGTGATCGTTCGCAGCGGCTCCGCCACACTGTGCGCGCGCAGAGCGCCGCCATGCGTGACCGGCACGATCGCCGCGTCGACCACGCCATATTCGGCCTGCGTGGTCGACGTGCGCAGCGGATCCTGCGGATCGAAGATCCGGCTGGCGCGCGTGCTGGTGAAGGCGGTGCCGACGATGAAGGGCCGCTTCGCCGAGATCACAAAGCGCACCACGCCATGCGCGATCCGGCGATGCGTCGCGTCTTTCAATGCGCGATCGCGATCGAAGATCGACGGGCACGGGATCGACCAGTCTATGCAACCCGCCACCATCCGATAGGGCTTCAGCCGCCCGCTGCGCACACCCGGGCTGTCGGGCCGGCCATGCGTCGGCCGCGGCCAGACGATCGGCTGCCCGTCGCGCCGCATGATGACATACAGGCGCTTGCGCGACGTCGGCGCGCCATAGTCGCACGCGCGCAACTCACGATGCGCAACCCGATAGCCGAGCCGCCGGATCGCCCGCAGCCAGCGCTTGAATTCCTCGCCGCGCCGTTCCTTGATGATATGGCCGCTATCGTCCAGCGGCCCCCACATCTGGAATTCCTCGACATTCTCCAGATAGGCGACGATCGGCTCCGCCTGCTCCAGCCAGACCAGCACCTCCCACGCCAGTGCGCGGATGTTGCGATCCTTGACCGGCCCGCCCTTGGCCTTCGAATGCTCCTTGCAATCCGGCGAAAACCACGCGCCGTCCACCGGCCGCATCCGCGTCACGTGAAGCGGCCAGACCGCGCGCATGTCTTCGCAGTGATGTTCGGTGCCCGGGTGATTGGCCTTGTGGATCGCCATCGCGCACGGATCGTGATTGATCGCGATATCGACCTCGCGACCGCGCGCCTGGGCAACACCGGTGCTGGTGCCACCGCCGCCAGCGAACCCGTCGATGAACAGACCCGGCTTCACTGCGAAACACCATCGGCCACGTCGACCGGAAGCGCGATCGTGTGGACCTTGGAGCCCGCTTTCTCCATCGCCCGCCACAACTCGCGCCCGCACATCGTCCAGCGGCGCACGTCGATCCCCGGAAACCATTGCGCCGGCAGCCACGTCCTGATCGCGCACCCGACGGCGATGTCGGGATCGATCGACGTCTGCGATCCTTCGAAGATCTTGCCGTCGGGCCAGGTGACGAAATGGATCGCCGTCGTGCTCTTGGCACCGCTCATGCCGGCATCCCATTATGCTCGGCACCGTCGAGCAGCCGGCCCGCCGCCTTCTTGCCGATGCGGTACATCCATTGGTAGCCGAGTGGATTTATCGGCCCGTCGCGCAGGTCGAGCGTGGCGTGAAAGGCAGCTAGCGCCTCCTCGTTCACTTCCACCGCTCGTGCACTGGATGCTTCTCCCGAAGCTAAGCGGCGCGCGTGTTCGGCGACTGTGAAGTCCTTCAAGCAGATCCTGCCGTCGGCCAACCAAGCTATACCGGGCGAGTTCGGATACTGCCTGTCACGTCTTTCCGGCCCATGGCAGTAAACATCGACACTACCTGTTGGCGCCCACGATCCCCATTGCTTGAAGAAGAATGGCACACCCGCCGAAGCACATTGATCGCGGATCATGAACACCCAGTCCGGATGCATTGGCCGAGGCCCATTCTCGCCGCCAACTATGACCCAATCTATGCCGGGCCAGCCGAACGACTTCACACCGGCAAGCGCATCGATATTGAAAATAACCTTTTTTAGACCCTCAGCATGAGGCCGCGATTGATCGACGTCGCCTTCGCCAAGCCGGATACGCTTCAGATCGACCGCCCCAAGCAACGGCTCGCACGACAGGAACCGCACCGCCGCCGGCGTCTGCAGCAAATGCGGGATGCGTTCGTTCGCGCGGGTCTGGTCCTCGACGCTGGTGCCGAGCCAGACATTCGGGAGCGGCCATTTTCCGGCAGGTCCGCCATACCAACTATCACGGATAGCAGCCTGCCCCGCATTGATCGGCATGCCGTCCAACATCCGCCAGACCTCGTGCGCACTCGGACGATCATTGAAGTAAGCCCGCATCCGCTCCGGCCGCTTCGTCAGGATCATGTGAGTGTGCTGCGGCGTCAGCGCGCAGACCGCGAACACCTTGTCGATCCACTCGTCGGGCACCTTCTCGTGGAAGGTGTCGCCGTGCGCGTTCCAAAAGATTCGGCGCGGACGGCGCCAGGACAGCGGCTGTAGCAGCGCGCGCTCGTGCAGATAGACTTCGCCGTTCCAGACCATCCCGCCCTTGGTCATCATGACCAAAGGCCGGCGAAATTCGACGCGATGCGCTTGCTTCATCGCATAGCAGTTGGCGCAACCAGGCGATTTGAGGCTGCAACCATTGATGGCGGGAACCGTGGCATCGGCCCATTCGACGTCTGTATGGTCAGCCACCCGCCATCTCCCGAGAAGAGACGGGGGACACGGCGGTCGCAGCCGCATCCCCCGTCTCACGCGCAGCGGCCCGGGCAAGGGCCGGCTGCACGGCGACCCGATCGGCTTCCGCCGGCGGGAACTCATAATCTTCTTCTCCCTCTCCCCTTGGGGGGCTGGACGATCCGGGGGATCGACCAGCGGCGGGTGAGGGTCTGTGCACCAAAGCCGGCCACCCCAACTCGGCCTCATCCAGCCCGGCGCGAATGCTCCCCGCCAGCGCCATCAAAATCGGCACGATCGTCGCCTTCTCCTCGGCGGAAAGATCCCGCGTATTGACCGGCATCTCCCAGCTCGCGCGCGCCCGCGGCCCGGCCGCGATCCGCGCCGCGAGCCGCTCGATCATCCCGCCATGCCGCGCGCGCATCAGCCGCTCGGTCCCGCGGATCGCCCGCTGCAGCACGGGCCGGCTCGGCCGCTCGGCCAGCCGATCCGCCGCCAGGAACCCCTCGCCGCTCACCACATCCGCCCGCGCGTCGAGCGTTTCCACAGCACGACGGCGGTGATCGCCGCCCCGCCGACGATACCGGTCAGCGTCACCAGGACGCCCCCGAAAAACCATGCCCAGCCCATCATCCGCTCACCCCCGTCCGCTTGCCGCTGTTGACGATCGTCACCACCCGCCGCGGCTCGGCCGCCACGGTCTCGACCCGGATCAGCGCCGCATCGCGCAACTGGCGGATCCGGTAGCGCGCGCGATCGGCGTCCTTCAGCCCGCAACGGCGCGCGATCTCGGCATTGCTCGGGCAGGGCCGCCCCGCCCGCGCGGCACCGCGCAGCACCACCATCACCAGCCGCATCTCCGATGCCGCCTCGTCATCGCTTCCCCCTCTCCCCTCGGTGGGGCTGGGCGATCCGGGGGACCGACCAGCAGCCGGGGTGAGGGTGTGTCCGGCCGCACCATGCGCCGGCGCCACGCCCCGCAGCCGCAACGCCCGATAGGCGAAGCGCCCATCCGGCTGCCGCACCTGCGCCAGCATCGAAACCAGACCCTCGCTCGCCAGCGCGCGCACCTGCCGCGCGCCGGCATGGCCGGGCGGCAGCATCGTCGCGCGGCCATAGATGCAGATGTCACCAGGCACCGCGTTCATCGCCCAGCCCAGGATCTGCTCGGCCGATGCGATCCCGCCGCCGGCGCCGATCAGGTCGAGCACCTCGGTCTCGCGCGCCGTCATCATGTCCCCCACCGCGCCGATCATGCGCGAACGCCCCACGCCAGCCATCCGCAGGCCATCGCCAGCACGATCGCGATCAGCAGGCTGGCGAACAGCCGCTCGCCGATCTCCCCCCGCGGCGACATCACCGCTCGCCCAGCTGCGCATGCAGCGCCACCGCCACCTCGATCACGTGCCACAGCTCGGCCCGAACCTCGGCACGCTCGGCGGTGGTCAGCACCCCATCGGCCAGCGCGCGACCCAGCGCCGCGGCGACGTCGCCATGTTCCTTGGTCATGGCGCAGAGCTGCAGCAGATAGTCGCGCTCGCTCTCCGCCACCTCGGGCAGCGCCACCAGCACGAACCCGTCCTGCGCCGCCAGCTCACGCGTCACCTGCGGCCAGCCGGCGCGCTCGCGCGCCAGCGGCTGCAGATCGGCGATCACGTCGATCGCCATGAACGTGTCGCTCTCCGGCCTGCACTGCTCGCTCAGCAAGCTCTTGCCGATCCGGCAATGCAGCGCGGCCGCCTCGAAGCCGCCGACGCCCTTGACGATCTCGAGCCCGGCCCGTTTGAGGGCCAGCTTCTCGGGTGTGTGGTGCGCGCTCACCAGATGCGCCCTGCCCAGAACGCGAGCACGAGCGCGACGATCACCATCAGGCGCGTAGTGCGTTCCATGCTCCGATACCTGGCGGGATGGACCAGTGGGTTCGGCGGCAGAACGTCCTGCGCTGCGGCCATCCCGAGGAACAGCGCACCACAGATCAGCAGCGCCGCGATCACGCCGCACCCGCCGCGGCGGAAACTTCGCCGCCCTTTCCAGATGACACCCCACCCGGCCGAGCCGATACATCACCATCATCGGCGGGGGCGGCGGATCGATGCGAGAGCAGCAGCGAGTTGAGCGCAAGCGAGGTGCGACGGTCGATCGCCATCGACCCCGTCTCCATTCGCGATATCGTGGTCTGATGAAGCCCCAGCCCGTCGGCCAATTCTTCCTGGGTCAATCCCAGCTCGGTTCGGATGGAGCGCATGTCGGTCATGGCGTTTACATATGCGCAAGCGAATATGACGGTCAAGCGTGATATTCGAGTGCGAATAGGAACTGAGTGGATCGCTGGCTATCCACCCGGCATGATGAACGACCTGGCCCGGAACATCCGCAACCTGCGCGCCCGAATCGGCCTCCGACAGGACGAATTCGCCGACGCGCTCGGCATCGGCCAAGGGTCGCTGTCGCGCTACGAATCCGGCAAAATGGTGCCCGGCATCGACGTGCTGTATCGGATCGCCAGGCTTGGCGGTGTCGCGATGGAGGATCTGATCGAGGGCACGCTTGAGCGCGCCGCGATCATCGACTTGAGCCTCACTGTAGACGAGTTGACCGCGCTGATGCAGGCGGTGCAGGGCGAACTCCCTGCCAATCTCTCATTCTCGGACTGGCCCTCAGCCGCAGCTGCAGCTCTTCATGCGCGGCTTGAGATGCTCGCGCGCGATCGAGCGCAGCCTGGCGCCGCGAGCCGCCCAGCAGCGAGGCCTCACGAAGATGCCGCTCGGTTTCTCCCGCCCACCAACTGATCCGCGTCGGCAGGATCGCGCACTCCAGCGCGCAGCTTCTGCAGCCGATATCGCAGGCTGGTTCCATCAATATGACGTCGCTCGCCATCTGCGACTCGCCTCCTGTTCCTGCACTGTTCTCCTAGGACATTTCCTACAAAGCAAGCCCTCCGACGAAATAATGTCGAATGCGGATATGCGTCGGCGCATAAAATAGCGGTTGCGTATATTCGCTTGCGCATATAGAAACAGCCCCCTCAACAACGGAGGCTGACATGCTTGCCATCACCGCACCCTTCCCGAACCCGGGCAGCCTCGCGCTGCTGCGCGGCGCCCAGGTTCGCATTCACCAGGTCAATTGCGACGGTACGTTCCTGACGTTTGGCGAACGCGGCAGCTACACCGCCACCCGCGAGGAACTCGCCGCGATCGACCTCGCCGCGTCCGCCGTCGAACAATGGGCGGCCGCTCGCGTCGATCGTGTCGACCTGTCCGGCCGCACCCTGATCGGCGTCGCGATGGACGATTATCGCGACTGGTGCATTGGCAACGGCCACCAGCCGGTCAACGCCGGCCACCACGCCAAATTCTGCCGCATGGTCCGCGACATCGGTCTCCGCACCACGACGCGGAGCATCAAGCGCCACTTCGGCGGATATGTCCGCCAGCTCTGCCTGTCGGCCGCGCTTCACCCGCTGCCGGGTGACCGCTCATGAGCGCGCTCACCTTCAGGATCCTCCGCCGCTCCTATCGCGCTCGCGACTACGAACACGCCTCGCGCATCTACACGCGCCAGCGCGACGCCAGCGGCCTCGGCAGCAGCAAATTTCCGGCGGCGGTGGTCCACCGCGATGGCAAGCCCGTCGCCCACATCTCCTACAATGGCCGCGTCTGGGCCTATGACGCCGCCGATCCGTACGACCGGCGCTGCAACGCGCTCTGCCTCTACGATCCGCGCCCCGGCCCGGGCGCAGGCGCCCTGCCGCCCGAAAGAATGGCGGCATGAGCGAGGAACGCACCCCGTTCGAGGATCTGCAGACCGAACTCGAAAAGATCGGCGTCATGCTGATCCACGCCGCAAACCCGCGCACCAGCCGCATGACGCGACATCAGGTGATCGGCAACGCCGTCCGCATGCTCGAATCGATCATCGACGGGCTCAGGCCATGAGGCCGACCTGGCGCACGACGACGCCCGTCGACCATCGCCGCCTGACGCTGGAACCCCACCGCATCGGCACGCCCAGCACCGGCCAGCGCCAGCGCATGCACGGCCCGATCGAGCCGCTCTATCCCGATCGCAAGCCCGGCCGCTGGATGCACCGCCTGCTCGCCCTCGCCGCGATTGTCATGGTCACGCTCAACCTGCTCGCGATCGCGCAGGTGCTGCCATGATGGGCGACGACGATCCCGATTGCTGTGCGGACGGCCATTGCTGCTGCGCGTGCACCACCTGCTGTGATTGCGGACAGATCGTCAGGCCCGTGCCCCACGACAAGCAATGGCTCGCCCTCGCCGCCGCGCACCAGGCCAGCGAAGCAACCCATGAGCTAATCCGCTTTGCCCGCGAAGGCGAAGCCGGCTTCACCGCGTTCGGCGACGTCGAGGTGATCGAAAAGCTCGCCGACGCACTCAAGATGGCGATCGATATCGACGATGTCGGCGCAGCCTCCAACGAAGAAGAGCGCAAGCAACTCCGTCACGCGCTCGGCAATTATCTCGAGGGGTGGATGGGATGAAACCGCGCGCCCTCGACATCATCGACGTCAATCGCAGCTGGAGCGTGTGGGTCGGTTCGCGCCGCCACGGCCATCGGATCGGCACCGTCCGCGCGCATGACGTCGCCGCTGCCTATCGCGCGGCCCGCGAAGGATGGCCAGCGACCCGCATCGGCTTCGTGCAGGAAGAAGATCTATGACCGTCCACAGCAAGAAGCTCACCGACCAACAGGTCGAAACGATCGTCGCCGAGCGCGAGACCGGACGCGGCTATGCCAGCCTCGCCCGCCGCTTCGGCGTCTCCGAAGGCACGATCCTCTATCACTGCCTGAAGCACGGCGCGATCTCCCCGCACCAGCGCCAGCACGCCATCCCCATCGAACCGAGCAGCTTCACGGCCTGCGACGGCCGCATCCAGCGCCGCTTCACCCAGGCCGACGACGCGCAGATGCTCGCGCTCGAGGCCACCGGCGCCAGCTACTGGTCGATCGCCCGCCAGCTCGGCCGCGCCTACTCCTCGGTCCGCTATCGCCTGCTGATGCTCGCCGCGCGCGAAGACATGCCGGCATGACCGCCCCCCGCTGGTACAGCCTCTATGTCGAGCTCGCCGCGACGGCCGAGCGCCTGCTCGCCGATCGCGAGCGCGGCGACCCGGTCTTTGTCGGCACAGGCAGTCTGACGGTCGACCAGGCCAAAGCCCGCTTGCGGATCATGCAGGCGATCGTCGCCGACTGGCAGGCAGCCCGCGACGGCCTCCCGCTCCCCAATCCGGAGCAGGCCACCCAGGCGGAGAAGCGCGACACGCTCGAACAGGCCGCCACCCGCGCCGCCCAGCTCGCCGCCGCCGACCCGAAAAACCGGAGCCGCGCCGACTATGCCGAGCTCGTCGAAACGCTGCTGTGGCAGCAGCAGGACTGGCACGGCACCAGCCGCGTCCGCTGGTTCCACCAGCTGACCCTCGACATGCGCGCCGAATCGACCGCCCGCCTTTCTCCCTCTCCCCTTGGGGGGCCGGGCGATCCGGGGAATCGACTGGCGGCAGGGGGTGAGGGTCTGTCCACCCACGCCCAGGCCGCATGAATGAACGCCGTCACGTCCCAGCGCCGCGCGAAGCCCAGCTATCCGGGCAAGGTCGCGATCCGCCACGTCGTGGAAGCGGCGAAATCGTTGGGCATTGACGTCGCCGGCATCGAAGTGACACCTGACGGCACCATCCGGGTGCTGGAGTCGCGCGCCATGCCGAAGAGCGAAGACCTGTTCGAAAAGTGGCAGGACCGGCTGTGACGCCGATGGACGCTGCGATGACGGAGGAAGGGTGATGCTGCGCTGGGAAAAGCAGTCCGGCGACATCGAAGCCGAAGTCGCATGCAGCGGCGACGCGATCATTGCGCACGTGGTTCACCAGTCCGTCGGTGAGCGGCTGTGGGCATATTCCATAGACGGCGTCCACGCCAAGTGGGTCGGCAAGACGCATGGTCGCGTGAAGACGAAAGCAACGGCCAAGCGCGCGGTCGAGAAGACATGGACGGCCTGGCTGCGACATGCTGGTTTGGCGCCGGTCGCCGAGCAATAGCCTCGTGATCAAGGGCCTCCACACCGTCCGCATTGCGAAGCCCGGCAAGCCCGTGCTCTGGTACGTCTACGCCTGGCGCGGCGGCCCCTGCATCGCCAAGCGGACCGGGCCCAAGAAACCCGTGCTCACCCGCGACGAGCTCGCCGCCTGGGAGGCCGAAACCGCGGCCGATCACGCGCCGGCGCCGGGCACCCTGCTGGCGCTGATCAGACAATGGCGCGGCGACGGCGCCGACAAGGCCAGCCCCGAATGGAAGGCGTTCGCCGAATCGACCCGCGACACATGGGGCCGCGAGCTCGACCTGATCGAAGCGAAGTGGCACGAGACGCCGATCGCGATCTGGTCAGATCCGCGCATGGTCGAGAAGATCATCGCGTGGCGGGACAGCCGGCAGGAAACGCCGCGCTCGGCCGACATCGGCGTCGCCGTGTTGCGCGCCCTGCTCGACTTCGGCCGCCTCCGCGGCCAGGTCCGCGTCAACGTCGCCGAGAACATTCCCCAGCTCTACCAGGGCGGTGATCGCGCCGAGATCATCTGGACCGATGATGACATCCTGCGATTCGCGATCGCGGCGCCACAGCGGATCACCGACGGCCTTCGCCTCGCGATGCTGACCGGCCTGCGGCGTTCCGACCTGGTCGGCCTCGAATGGAAGGAGGTCGGCGAACACGCGATCGTCCGCGTTGCCAACAAGCGCAGCCGTGGCAAGCGCCGGCGCGCCGTCGTGCCGCTGATCCCGGCCGCGCAGGAGCTGCTCGCCGAGCTGCGCACGCGATACCGCGCCGAGGGTGTCGAGACCGTGCTGGTCAACAGCGAGGGCCGGCCATGGCTCGCCGCCAGCTACTCGATGCAGTTCAACCAGGCGCGCGACATCGCCGGCATCATCGAACCCGCCAACGCGCAGCTCGGCACCAAGGCGAAGAAGAAGCACCTCCACGACGTCCGCGGCACATTCTGCACCCACCTCTGTCGCAGCGACCTGACCAACCAGGAGATCGCGCGAATCATGGCCTGGAGCGAGGATCGCGTGGAGAATATCCGCCGTGTGTATGTTGACGACGCCGCCATTGTGGTGGCATTGGCGAAGCGGATCAGCAGGGCGCTGTAA